TTACAAAAGGGGGGTGCACAGATTTCCCGTAACTGTTTGATTAAATAAATGTTGAGTCAGTTTCCTGTAATAAATGCTCAAACGTTTCTTAGCAAATGAAGGGGATACCTTAAATAACCAAGCTACATTTTCAATTGCATGTGATTGTATGTACGAAAGATTAATATTACGCAACATGAAAGTTGGAATGCAAAAGTGATATGTAAAATAATTGGACTGCCACTCTAAATAATCAGTCCAAGTTGACGGCATTGTTTTTTTATCACCTTCATGTCTATAAATATGGCAAAATTCATGAGCGAAATCATACCATTGTTCAGTTCGGCTTTTTCGGCTGTCCAAGCATATATTATAAATTCCGCTGTGTTTAAGTGCGAAGCTTGTAACAGGTTTAAACGAAAGCCTGATATCTAATGACTCAGCAATTTGTTCAAAATTAATTTGTTCAGGTTCTGTAATATTAATCTTTCTGTATAAGTTTTCAATCCAATCCTCTAAATGACTGTTTGTATACCCCAAGATAAAAAACCTCCTTAAAGACGACAATCTAAAAATTGGATTCGTTTAAATATTATAGGGAAATCAAGACTTTTTTCATAGGAAAATGCGTCTAATGAGATGGAATATGAATAACACGCATCTGGATTTCTCTAGAAAAGTAAAGGTCTTTAGGGATTTATGTCAAAATAATAGTAGGTACCTTATGCAACAAACAGCGAGTTTGGTTGCTTAATAAGGAGGGGAAAGTATGAAAAAAAATATTCACATATTGGGAGCCTCTGGTGTCGGAACTTCAACATTGGGTGCTGCATTGTCAAAGTGTTTGCCTCATACGCATCTTGATACTGATAATTACTATTGGTTAGATAAATTCACTAAAAAAAGAGAAATTCCTGAAAGACGAAAGTTGCTTGAAAAAGACTTAACAATAAATGAGAAATGGATTCTTTCTGGTGCAGTGTGTGGCTGGGGCGATAATCTAAAAAGTTATTTTGACCTTGTCGTCTTCTTATGGATTCCACAAGATATACGGCTTGAGAGACTAAGGCACAGGGAATTTCAGCGTTATGGAAACGAAGTGTTAGCCGGTGGCAGTAAATATGAACAATCAAAAACATTTTTAGAGTGGGCTTCTTTATATGATAATGCTGGAATGGAAGTTAGAAGTAGAGCTTTGCATGAACATTGGATGGCAGATTTATCTTGTCCAGTGCTAAAGATTGAAGGCGACTGCTCAGTCAATGAAAGAGTTGACCGTGTCTTGGATTATCTGAGTTCTAATTAAACTAACGGATAGCAATAGCTGCATCAGAAAATAAATCCAAAAATCAAAGACAGTTCCAGTATGGCATTTAATGAGCTGTTTTTTTATACCGCTATCAGTTTGCCTACTATTTTTGGTAGCATCCCCACAACAGAGAAGAGATTGTTCTTCATAAGGAAGTTTTTGGTTCAGTTGCAGGAAATGGAACCTAAAAGATTAGATACACCCTGAAACCTGTCCAGCTAGTGCTTATGCTGGTTACCATTGAGTGAAAAGCCCTTGCCGATCCTTTTTTGTTGGTGTAATCATTAGTGAATTATTACAATTGCAAATGATAGGGGCAAGGGAAATAAATGGACTTCAAAGGAGTTTAATCATGAAAAATAATGATAAGAAGAAAGAGGTTCAAAGAAAATACAGAGAAGAGATTAAAAAAAAGAAACAAGAGAATGAAGATAATAAAAATTTTATTAAAGAAACAATTATTGTTGTTACGATAATTGTATTGTTTATTTTTTTCACATATACTTTGCAAGGTTTTTAACAAGAAGCCCTCTTTTTCCGATTTCGATACTCTGCAATTTCCCTCACAATAAACGCTCAATTTTTTTACATGAGAATATAAAAGAAACATAAATGAAAATATAAATGAGAAAAACAACAAAAACCCTTGCCATGTAAGGGTTTGTAAGGGATTCAAAAATCACTTTATAAATGAGGTTATTATTGAGATATAAATGAGAATCTAAATCTTATTAGTAAACATAATTAAACATAATAAACAGAAATAAATAATAATAAACTAACTGCGTTTATTTATCTGATTTCCGTCTTTCCTTTAATTGCTCCGTTATAATCTCCAAAGCAGCCTGTAAGATTTCATCAGTTACTTCACCGTCTTTAGCTGCAAGGAATGTTTCAGGATCGTTTAACACTTTTTTTGCTTCATCCTGAAATACTTTTTCATTGCTTTCTCCTTTAAGAAGATAATCCAAAGAAACATCAAGTATGTTTGAAATATTAATTAAGGTTTTATAGTCAGGCTCACGACTACCTAGTTCATAGGCGGTGTAGGCAGGCCGAGTAATTCCAAGTTTATCAGCCATATTTTGTTGGGTTAGTTTCTTTTGTTTTCTGCACTTTTTCAAGTTCTCGGAGAACATTTTAATCACCTGACTTTTGTTTTTATTCTATATCTCATTGTAACGTAACAAAGAGTTACATATAAGTTTTAGTAACAAAACGATACTTTTTTATGAAAATGTGTTGACAATGTAACGAATCGATACTATTATCTAAGTAACGAAACGTTACATTTTCTGATTAAGGGGGTGAAACCTGATGAGAAAATGGCTTAAGAAAAACCGCTTAGAAAAAGGGTTTACTCAAAAAGAAGTTGCCAAAGCTGCACAGATTGGTAGAGCATACTACACCATGATAGAAAATGGTACTAGGAAGCCTAGTGTTATTGTCTCAAAAAAAATAGGAGAGAAATTAGGCTTTGATTGGACTATTTTTTTTGATGATATATGTAACGAAACGAAACATAATTCTAAGGATTCAGCATGAGTAGAATTCACAAAGGAGGCCTTTTAATTATGAAAGTCATCTTGAAAAAAGGACCACTGTTTGAACTGGCAGAGGCCAAAGCTTACAAATACCTCAGTGGCATACTTGTTCAGCGAATGAATGAGCATCAAGAGAAGCTTGCACAACAAAAGAAAAAGGAATCAGCTTAAGTCATATTACAGCATGGTCTTTCAACTTTAATTTTATAACTGAAAATCCAATATATCAGGAGGCAAACATATGGAGAACAACCCATATAATATGCGGAATTTACCGCAGATTATGCGTAGTGCCCGTAAGGCTGCAGGTCTTTCCCAATACCAAATCGGCAAATTAATCGGAGGTAAGGATCAAAGGTATGTTTCAGATGTTGAAAATGGACTTGCCAAGCTCACTCCAGAGTTATGTATCAAGTGGTTTGAGAAGTGCGATGCCTATGAACATATTGATCTTGTCCATTACTTATTCAAACTTCACCCAACAGCGGCTGCTCCTATTGATCCAGCACTTAATGAATGTGCAAGTAATGCGGTGATTAATATGGTTCACCAATTGGAGGAAGCATTACAAGCAACCAAACATTTAGCCCGTTGGCTTACGGATAACCGACCAGGTAAAACAGAGGAGCTGCCGATGGCCGATATTAAGCAGATTTTTGATTTGATTGCGGCTAACAAAACATTGATTTATTCACTTGTTCGTACTCACGGGTTGAAAATGCAGGAGCTTGCAGATAGGTGGACGCGGAAAGCTCTAGTTGATCAAGTTGCTATGGCAAAACAAGAAGGAAGGCAGGCGGTTTCAGTATGAATACTAATCATTTCTTGAAGTCAGATGTTCCTATCGCAAAAAGAAAAATCGAATCGGCAGAAGAGCTATCAATCATGCTGTCAGAGGCATTACGTGATGGTGATTATGAAGAAGCTATTAGTCTTGCTGGAAGTATCAAGGTTCTTACTGAGGATATTAGCCGACTGGCAAACAAAGGACGTCTTTATGAAACAGCATTGAAAATGCAACAGCGAGGCATCAACTTGACTGTAGTGAGCAGGTATATAGGATGATGGTTCATTTTGTTCATAAGCCCGCAACTGCTCTGGAAGTTCGTAAATGGTGTGCGATGATACGTAACAATAGTGAGTTTCATCTGTTATGGGATAGACGTGCAGACAAATTCAGAGAGGAGAATATGAATGGTCGAAAACCCAATGGTCATAAACAACTGGCACGATAAGCTGACTGAAACGGATGTGCGAATTGATTTTTATGGTGATGAAGTAACACCAGTTGATGATTATGTAATTGATTGCGGTGAAATCATTCTGAAAGAGAACTTGGAAAGATATCTAAAGGAGCAACTTGGTTTTGAATTTAAAAATGCGCAATAAAAAAGCCCACTCGGACAAAGTGGACTTCTTTAAAGGCTATCAATAAAAACTCATGTATAAATATTTTATCAGATAGCCTCAATAAAAACAATGGGGGTTAGGTGGTATGACAAGCAAACGGGCTGAGGTTCTTGCTAAGACTTCTGAAATGAGCCGTGATGAATGGCTTATTGAAAGGAGAAAAGGAATTGGTGGCTCAGATGCATCTGTTATCTTGGGGTTAAACAAGTGGAAGACATCTTTTGAATTATGGTTAGACAAAACAGGACAGGTCCCTGTAAGTGAATCGCAAAGTGAAGCTGCTTACTTTGGATCATTGCTTGAAGATATTGTTGCAAAAGAATTTGAGATACGTAGTGGCAAGAAGGTTAGACGTAAAAAAGCAATACTCAGACATCCGGAACATGATTTCATTTTGGCTAATGTAGATCGGATGATTGTTGGTGAAAAAGCGATCCTTGAATGTAAAACAACCTCTGCCTACAACTTAAAAGAATGGGAAGACGAAGAAATACCCGAGAGCTATATTGTTCAGGTCCAGCATTATCTGGGTGTGCTAGGACCTGAATACCAGAAAGCTTACTTTGCTGTGCTGATCGGTGGAAATAAATTTGTCTGGAAAGAGATTGAGCGAGACGACGAGTTAATTGACATGATCTTTGAAGCAGAGATTGAGTTCTGGAATGACAAGGTCATAGGCGGACAAGCTCCTGCTTTAGATGGTTCAAGTGCTGCGGAAGAATACCTCAATAAACGATATGCCGAATCGGAAAATAACAAAGCTATTGATTTAACTGGGGCTAATCGAGAACGTATTCAACAATACTTGCTTCTTAAAGAACAGATCTCAGAGCTTCAAAGTCAGGCAAAAGAGTTAGAGAACCAGATCAAACATGAAATGAAGGATGCAGAGTATGGGTTTATTGGAAACTATCAAGCTTGTTGGAAGCCAGTTGTCTCAAATCGAGTTGACACGAAAAAGCTGAAAGAGCAGTTTCCGGATATTTACGAGAAGGTCAAAAAGGAAACTCATTTCAGACGTTTTGGAATCAAGGAGGTTAGCTGATTATGGCTACTAATCAATCAATTAAAAACAACATCCAAAAGAAACAAAAAAGCGCTCCTGTTCAGCAACAAGGGGCAACCATGAAAGGCTTGCTTTCCTCACCATCCGTTATTAAGCGATTTGAGGAAGTGTTAGGGAAGAGGGCTACACAGTTTACTGCTTCTATCTTAAGCCTTTATAACAGCGAGCAGATGCTACAGAAAACAGATCCTATGAGCGTCATATCCTCAGCAATGGTGGCAGCTACACTCGATCTGCCTATAGATAAAAACTTAGGATATGCCTGGATTGTTCCTTACGGAGGTAAGGCTCAATTTCAGCTTGGATACAAAGGATATATACAGCTAGCCTTACGAACAGGCCAATATAAATCCATCAATTGCATACCGATTCATGAAGGTGAATTGCAGAAGTGGAATCCGCTGACTGAGGAGATCGAGATTGATTTTGAAAAAAGAGAGTCAGATGCAGTGATTGGTTATGCAGCTTATTTTGAGTTGATAAATGGCTTCCGAAAAACAGTGTACTGGACAAAGGCACAGGTAGAAAAGCACAAAAAGAAATTCAGTAAGTCTGATTTTGGATGGAAAAATGACTGGGATGCGATGGCTCTTAAGACTGTATTAAAAGCAGTTTTGAGCAAGTGGGGGATTCTCTCTGTTGAAATGCAACAAGCAGTTATTGAGGAAGAGGAAACAAGGGAACGGATTGACATTACCAGTGAAGCAGACAGTTCAGAAATTATCGATTTTGAGCCTTCAAACAAAGACGAAACGGAAAAACCAAGCGCACAAGAAGCCGATCCTTTTGACATCAAGCCTGTAGATATAAAAGACGATGAACTTCCGTTTGATTGAGGTCGGCATCCGTGACATAACTGCACTCTGTGAAAGGAAGTAGGTGATTGACTTGGACATCAAAGCAATGGGGTATGTGGTCATACCCCGACTACCATTCAAAGAGTTTAGGGATGAAAAAATTTATGATCACTTGTTCAAGAGAGCTGAATACAGGCCAAATCAAGAGCTAGAACTTGGGCAGACCATTATCAAAGTTGTGGAACTTGCAAAAGATTTTAATTGGTCAGCTGCTCAGATTAAATACACACTAGACCGAATGGAGAAACAGGGATATATCAAATTGGACCGCCTTCCGCAAAAAAGAGGGTTCATCGTCACCATACTTCATTATGCAGACTACATACAGCTAGGAAATTACATGAAGAAAAAGGCTTTGGAACCAACTGAGATTGAACATCAGGAGGTCGATGACAAAATGAAAAATGCCTTTGAGCTATATGAAAACAAAGTTGCTCGGTCAGTCGGCCCGATTGAGGCACAGCGGATTGGCTACATGGTAGACGATTATGGTGAAGAAAAAGTGATGGAGGCTATCAAGACAGCGTTTCAGCTAAAGGGGAAAGCAGCTAGTTTGTCATATGTTCAAGCCATCTTATCAAATCCATTCACTCAAAAGAGAAAGGAGAAACAATATGGCTATAAACAAAGCAGTCAGTATAGACACCGCATTTCAAACGATCATGCACGAACTTCGGGAAAAGTCAGCCCGCTTTTTGGGAACAAAACAGGTCGCATCCGAAGAAAAGGCTGATTTTGATTGTCCTTATTGTAAAGATCGTGGAATTGTCGTTTATCGAGTCCATAAGGACACTTCTTGGCATTTAGACGAACAGTTAGACCTTATGATTCCAGACGAAATGGTACCTGAAGATGATTTTCTGTTAGGTAAGATTTGCACGCCGGACAAAGCTAGTGAATGGAAAGATACTTATTCAAAACAGTGTGAATGTGTGAGACGAAAGAAAATTGCCAGACTCATGGCAGCTAGTGGTATTACAGAAGAGTTTGAAAAGCTTCTCTTTGGTAACTTCATCACGGACGGTAAGCCAGACATGATCAAAGATGCTTATGAATGTGCAGTGGAATACTATAAAGATTTTCAAAAAATCAAAGGAGAACGGCAAAACAGTATCGCATTACTTGGACAGCCAGGTAGCGGTAAAACTCATTTGCTCACAGCGATTATGAATAATCTGATCAAGAAAAAATCAGTACACTGCATGTATTTCCCTTACGTAGAGGGCATGGGTGATTTGAAAGCTAACTTTGATAACTTAGAAGCGAAACTCGATGCCATGAGAAAGGTCGAAGTTCTATTCATTGATGACTTATTCAAACCAATAAACGGTCAGCCAAGGGCAACCGATTGGCAGGTTGAACAAATCCAGTCAGTATTGAACTATCGGTATTTAAATCACAAACCTTTGCTGATTTCTTCGGAGTTAACAATCGATGAGATTTTGGATATAGACGAGGCTCTTGGTTCACGAATTCACCAGATGTGCCGTGATTACATAGTGATTATTAGAGGCGATCGAATGCAATTAAATCATAGGTTAGGTGATTGGGAATGAAAAAGAAAACTAATATAAAAGCAGCTGATGGACTTTATATATTCGGACCTCTAAGTCCTACAGAAGGTAAAGATCTTACGCCAACTATCCGTTTACTTGAGGAAAAAATAATGCAAATGGAGCGGATGCTGAGTGCTTAAAGCAGTAGTGTCTCTGCTGGCAACTTTACACTCGGTATCGAGAATAGAAAAAGAAATTCAGCTATGGGAACAGCTTGACGGGAGGTAAGAGCAGTTGGATAGCATTAAGTTCACTGTTTATGGTGAGCCAGTCGCACAAGGGCGGCCGCGTGGATCAATACGAAATGGGAAGGTGTATATGCGAGATCCAGCGAAATCAAAGTACTTTAAGCAGTATGTGGCATTAGTTGCGTCTCAGCATCGGCCAAAAACAGTTATTACTGGTCCTGTCTCAATGGATGTCAAAGTGTACAGACCAATGCCCAAATCAGTTTCAAACTCAAAAAAGAAGAAAGAGAAAGCTGAAAATGGTCTTTTGCGGCCTACTACAAAGCCTGATGTTGATAACTATGTAAAGGGTGTAAAAGATGCCCTGAATCATCTTATTTACAAAGATGATAGCCAAGTAGTGGACCTGAAAGTTAGCAAGTTTTATAGCGAAGAGCCAAGGGTGGAGATCAAGATAAAAGAGGTTTCTGCCTAAAAATAAAAAACACCGAAGCGCTTAGCCTCAGTGTTCTTGATATGAACTGGTACTTCTATCATAACATAGGGGGCGCTTTGAGTGTACAATCCAAGAGAAATAAACATCAAAAAAGACTTCACTATTCAGCAGAAGATTGATCCAGGGAAAGTTAAGATCATTGTTTTAGATGGGAATCAATGTACAGCCCATGTCTTAGATGCTCCTGAGCACGGTAAAACGGTGATCCAGACGGTAAAGGGCAGTTTTGCGCGGGTTGACCATGAGATAGGGTTTAAGGTGAAATAAAACTTTATTAAGAAGCACTTTTAAGTGGTTTGTAGTAAAATAAACAAAAACACTGGAGGATAGTAATGTTTTTAAAGGGATCAGGTGCTGCTTTCTATTTAATGGTTTTGTCACCTTTGAATGAATTTATTGAGTATTTGGATGATGTTGAAGACAGATTTGAAAATGTAAAAATGCGGTATGAAAATGAAGCAAAAGAATTAAGCCCAGAAATCGAGGAAGATTATTGGGATTATTATATTGATGAATACCATGACTTCAACATTACATACCCTTCAATTTTAAGAAGTAGTGTATTTACTAGTATATATAGCTTTTTAGAGTACCATCTTATAAGCAGATGTTTAGATAAAGACATATTAGAAAAAGTTAAGTATGATAGAGGAATTTTTAAAGCGAAAAATTATTTTAAATTAATATATAAAAGTAATGAAAAATTTAATCAGTCAAAAATATTCTCGAACAGTATTTGGAATAAAATCATTGATTATTCTAAGATTAGGAACTGTTATGTTCACAATTCAGGTATAATAACAATGATACCTGATGAAGAAAAGCAGAAAGAAATAATTCAAATTATAAGAAAAACTAATCATATTGAAATTGATGATCGTAAAAGAATTCAAATTCTAGATAGAGGATTTTGCAAAGAATTTCACGAAGTTGTTTACAAATTTATTTGCGATTTGAATAATTTATTAATAGATTTAAAAGATTAAGTCCAAGACGGAAAGCCTGCGGATACTGAACATACAGCATTAGCGCTGTTTGTTCGGTGTCCGTTTTTTGTTTGAAAAGGGGGAGTATTCATGAATCGAAAAGGCATTGAAAATCTCATTAATAGCTATCACTGGATGGTGAAAGAGGTTCAACGGTTGCAAAGAGTACTTTATGGTTCAACAATTCCTATGAAAAATTGGGGTGTTGCACAATATGGATTAGAAGCAGCTATGCCAAAAGGAAGTCCTGGGAAGAGTCAGGCTGAATTGCGGCAAATGGATATGAGAGAGGAACGTCTTTTCAAACGGCTCAAGTATTATGAGGAGCGAGTATATGCAGTTGAATTAGGGGCTGAAAAGATCAAAGGTGAGCAGCACAAAGTTATTTATGATTGCATGATGGAGGGGATGAGTTACCGTGCTATTGGCCTTCACCTTGGCATTTCACGGGAAACTGTACGCAAAATGAAAGACGAGTTGATCAGCCAATTATGCCAAGATTGTCACTTTGAGCGTTTGTTGAATCTGAAAAAATTTGTGGTGTAAAATGGGAGGCAGGTCGGCGCGGCAAAATTATTATGGAGCCACCTAAAACATATAGTACATAGGATAAAATCATTCGACAAATTTTGCGAATTGTTCTTTGTCATAATCTCTTGCCGATATTAAGGTAGGAGGTGAAAACATGACAAGAACAATTAATGTTAATCAACAACATTTGCTTGAACAACTAGCAGGAGGATCGGTAAACCGTCAGTGCACAATAGAAGCTCTAATTGATATTCTCATCGATAAAAAGGTATTTACTGAAGAAGAATTCGTTAAATACCAAATGCATCATTTAGAACATTCAGCTGATGAGCATTCTGCGGAGCTTTTAGGTATCAGTAAGGAAGATTACATAAAGAGCAGAAAATAAAAAAGCATCCTTAGGGGTGCTTTTAATATTTCACCACTGAACCAGGAATGTGAAAGTAGCTATAAAAGAAAATAAAAAGAGAGGCTTTAGAATGATCCTCTCTTTTTATTTTAACGCTGATTTAGAAACTTTGGCAGATCGGTAAAGTTAATAACATAGCAAAACGCCATAAAAACTTCTTATGGCGTCTGTCGTACAAGGAGGTGAATTCCCAAAAGGCCGTTTGGATTAAAATTCCTCAAGACTAATAAAGGAATGTAGCTCCAACAATGATTAACAAAATGAATAGCACCACGATCAAAGCGAAGGAGCTACCATATCCATTTGAGTAACCAGTATTTCCGTTAGAATATCCACCGAAGAATCCCATATTTCCACCTCCTTTAGGGGAGATAGTATAAGGTATGCCTCACAATAATTTTCGACATAGATTTAAGTCTAAAAAAGAAGAAATGAATATTTTGTCTAAGGTGCCATAGCGACACATCAGCAAAAGCTATTAAAACAAACACAAACTCAAACATGAGGTCCGGAGGTGGGTGAGATGTAATGCCAAGACCACGAGATCCACGTAGAGACGAAGCTTTTCGTTTGTGGGAAGAGAGCAGTGGAAGCAAGAAGTTAAAAGACATTGCCAAGCAGTTAAACGTAGCAAGCAGCACTGTCCGCAAATGGAAAGCAAACGATAAATGGGCAGAAAAAACGAATGGGAGCGCTCCTAAATCAAAAGGGAGCGCTCCTTTTCGTCCAGGCGCACCTAAAGGGAACAAAAATGCAAAAGGAAACAAGGGAGGAAGAGCACCGCTTGGAAATAAAAATGCACTAGGAAATAAAGGTGGTGCTGCTCCACTGAGAAATCAAAACGCTGTAACTCATGGATTCTTCTCTAAATTCATTCCAGAAGAAACGCTATCCATCATGGAAGGGATACAGGAGCGATCCCCTGTCGATATGATATGGGATCAGATACAGATTCAATATGCTGCAATTATAAGGGCACAAAAAATCATGTTCGTTTCTGATAAGGAAGAAATGATTAAGGAACAGAAAAAGAAAAAATCTGTCCTATCTGAGACAAACGAAGTCGAAGAGGAAGAATATGAATTCCAATTTTCTTGGGACCGTCATGCCACGTTCTTGAACGCTCAATCTCGGGCAATGGCAGAGCTCAGGAACCTAATTAAACAGTTTGATGAATTAGCCCATGCGGAAGACGAACGACGCTTTAAATTGGAGCATATGCGTTTAAGTATAGACAAGAAAAAATTAGAGATTGAAGAACTTACAGAAGAAGATAAACCTTTTGAAATCACCATTGTAAACAAAGGTGATGACAGTGATTAAACAAGTAAATCCCCATTTTAAAGAATTTCTCTTTGACTGGAATCAAAAGTTTCAGTTTCTCGTGGGTGGTTATGGATCATCCAAAAGCTATCATGTTGCTTTGAAGATTGTTCTGAAATTGCTCAAAGAAAAGCGTACTGCACTCGTTATCAGAGAGGTATACGACACACATAGGGACTCAACATTTTCTCTTTTTGATGAAATTGTAAGTGATCTGAAATTAGATCATATCGTTAGGTGTGTATCTTCTCCTATGCAGATTCGATTTTCAAATGGCAGCAGGATTATCTTTAAAGGGATGGATAAGCCAGCAAAACTGAAATCAATCAATAATATTTCGCTCATTTGGATTGAGGAATGTTCTGAAGTGAAGTATGAGGGATTCAAGGAGCTTCTAGGACGTCTTCGTCATCCGACATTGCCGCTCCATATGATTCTTTCAACAAATCCAGTCGGAGAGGACAATTGGACTTTTAAGCATTTCTTCAAGGATGATAGGGAGAAGCGCTTTGTCCTGGATGATAAGGAGCTTTATGAAAAGAGGATAATCGTTAGCGATGACACCTATTATCATCACTCAACGGCGGATGATAATCTTTTTCTGCCAGAAAGCTATGTCCAGCAACTTGAAGAATTGAAGGAATATGACCCAGACCTTTACCGGATTGCGCGGAAAGGTCATTTTGGCGTGAATGGAATTCGGGTACTGCCACAATTCGAAGAGCTACCGCATGAAGAGGTTTTGAAGGCTATCGCTGATATTAACCGCCCTCTTAAACGAGTTGGCATGGACTTTGGTTTTGTGGAGTCGTATAACGCCGTTGTTAGAGTTGCTGTAGATCACGAGAAGAAATATCTCTATATCTACTGGGAGTATTACAAAAATGGACTAACGGACGATAAGACTGCCGAAGAACTCAAAGAATTTGTCGAGACACAGGAATTAATCAAGGCGGATTCAGCAGAGCCAAAGACAATCCGATATTTTCAACAGCATGGTTTTAATATGGTGGGCGCCCGAAAGTACCAAGGATCACGCCTCCAATACACAAAGAAGATCAAACGGTTCAAGAAGATCATTTGCTCTGATCGTTGCGAGAACACGATTTATGAACTAAAACCGCTCACTTATGCTACTGATAAGCTGGGGAACATTATAGAAGACGAGTTCACCATAGACCCACATACACTATCAGCTATCTGGTACGCTCTCGATGATTATGAGGTAACCGATTTGAAAGAAGAATCTAAAGGAAGACCTCAAAGATCAAGACCAGGAAGGAGGTAAAGCGTGTCAAAACAATCTGTTAAAGCACGAGTGATCAAAGCTACTCCACCTACTGAATCAACGAAACAAATTTATGAGGATGAATTTGCGGACACTTATGACAGCAATATTTTACCGCCTCCGTATAACCTAAAGGAATTGAAAATGATTGCTGAGTATTCAACGATCTTACAGCAATGCGTTGATGCTTACAGAACAAATATCGTAGGCTTTGGATTTGATTTTGAGTATTCGTTTGATGTGAATTCGCCAGATGTGACAAATGAAGAAAAAACAGAAGCTGAAAGTGAATGGACTAAGCTTGAAGAGTTCGTTAAATATCTTCACTTTGATGAGTCAGCAGAGACTTTACTCGGCTTTGTTATTGAAGACCGAGAAAAGACAGGGAATGGCTTTATCGAAGTGATTCGAAACGGTGAAAATAAGCCAGCTGGTATTGAATATATGGACGTTCAAAATGTTCGGGTTTGCAAACTGTCTGAACCAATCGAAGTTGATTTTACATACTTCGAACAGGGACAAATGAAATCAATCAAAAGAGAAAAACGATTTCGTAAGTATGTTCAGATGATTGACGGTCGTATGGTTTACTTTAAAGAATATGGTGATCCTCGTACTTTAAATTTAGAGACAGGCCAATATGATGAACAGACTCCATTCGAAAAACAAGCAAATGAAGTGGTTCATTTCAAAATAGGAAGCGGTACTTATGGAAAGCCTCGATGGATCGGCCATATTGTTAATCTGTACGGAGCTCGTAAAGCAGAAGAGCTGAACTTCATGTACTTCAAGCAAGGTAGACATATTCCCGCTGCTATTACAATTGAAAATGGTATGTTGTCAGAAGACTCATACACGCAATTGCAGGATTATATGAATGGGCTTGAAGGGGTGGAGAACGCTCATAAGTTCCTATTACTTGAAGCAGAAGGCATAGCGAAGGGGAAAAACATTCATGGTGATGAAGAGATTGCTCCAGTGAAAGTCGATATTAAATCACTTGCTGAAATCCTTCAAGAGGATGCCTTGTTTCTGGAATATGACCAAAAGAGCCGAGACAAAATTCGATCGGCTTTTCGTTTGCCTCCACTTTATACAGGTGAAGCCCAAGATTACAACAGAGCGACAGCAGACACAGCAAGAAAGATTACTGAGGAACAAGTATTTCAACCTGAACGAAAATTAATCACAGGTAAACTGAATGCTTTATTTCTAAATGATCTTGAAATTCATAAGGTTCGTCTTATGTTGAAAGGGCCTGACTTTAGAGACCCGCTTGAGATTGCTAAGGTTTTAACACCGTTTATAACAGCTGGTGCAGTTTCTCCGAATGATCTACGTGATTTAGCTGGGAGAGTTCTTGGTAAGACGCTTGAGGAATGGCCTGAGGAAGAATACAATAGGCCGCTTGGTAAGACTAACGAGTCGTCTGCTTCTGATCCTTCGGCTACGCTGTTTAAATCTAAGGCCGGTACTCCTGATATGATTGGATTATTAAAAGATATGCGGGATGTTTTGGAGGATCTGAAGAGATGAACAAAACAGATAAACTGCTGGAAAGTCTAAATGCTTTTATTAAAAAAGCCGAGGAAGATGAGATGAAGAATCTAATGGAGAGTGTACCTGATTTCCCCGGCTTTTCTAAGATACCCAAATTTGTTGAAGAATATGAAAAAGGAATCGCCAAATTGCTCAGACGCCAGCGTAAGAAGTATTTAGACGGTCTGAATGGTTTTGTAAGCAAAGATTCGAAAGCGACTTTAGAAGCGCTTCTAGTGTTTTTTACACAGAACCTATTCGCGGAGGATGATTTCGAGGAAGAATTTCAGGAACTGACCGAGGGATTCTTGCAGCAGACCATTGAAGAACTGGCCGAAGTGATCATGGACTCTATAGATCCGGAAGTGCCTTTTAAGGTCTTATCCAATCGTACAATTAATTGGATTAAGGGTTGGTCTGAAAAACTGGCTCAGATCATGAAGTTAAACACTCATGAAGCAGTAGAAAACGTGCTGACGGATGCAATCGAAAACGGTTCTACAATCCAAGACATTGAGTTGACTCTCAAAGACATGCCACAATTTGATAGGGAGCGGGCGCGTACCACGGCCATCACTGAAGTGCTTGCTGCTTCCTCTGCCGCTCAGCATGAGTCATATGCACAATCGCCGGCAGTTAAGAAAAAGAAATGGCGGCACAGCGGAGGGAAGAAAAACAACCCGCGTGAGAATCATATTGATCTTGATGGCACAGTAATTGGCGTAGATGAAGAATTTCAGATACCAGGTAGTGGCGAGACATGCATGTTTCCACGAGATCCTAAACTATCTGCAGGTGAGCGGGTTCATTGCCATTGTGTTCTATCACCTGTGGTAGATAACGATATCTTAGGGTTGTCAGCTGAGGAAAAGGAAAAGATTCGAAGAGAAGCTTTAAAAGAAATTTAGAGAACCATTGAAACCCTGGCTATTTTATTTCGTAAAGTAAAATAGGAGGGGAGTATATGGAAACAATTTTAACATGTTTAAAAGACTATGGAGCATTATTAGGGTCCATTGTGACTGTGATCCTAACATCAATCTTGGTAATGCAACGGAACAAACTGAAAAGAAATGAAACTATTTTAACTGAAAGTCTAATGGAAGCAAGCGGGTCTCTTTTCTTCTCTATTAAAAACATATTAAATAAAGTTAAGATTACTGATATTACTGAAGAACTGAAAGAGTTTTTTGATAAATACTCAAAAGACCACAATTCACTTGTTAAATTAAAAGATAAGCGTATTATTAAACGGTTTGTAGAACTAGAGGAACTTTATTATGTCTATCTTTCAGAAAAAACCAGTGAAAATCTAGATAGACTTATGACCAAGTTTGTAATTCTGAAAAATGATATTGAGCAGGTGTTTTATACGGAACACAAGGTTGTTAATAAAGAAGTACGATGGTATTTAATTATTGAAAGTAAAGAAAATATATGGTTCCGAATGCTGTTGAGGGGATATAGGTATTTTAGTCACACTGTTATTTTTGCAGCCTTTTTGGATATCATTATGGTGTATGTAACTATAACAGACAGGTTTTCAGAAGAACATATGCTAGAAGGTATTTATGGTTGGGTTTTCTTATTCACCCAGTTGATTTCTATCTTGTTGGTATTTGTTCTATTTATAAATTTTATGATTCATTTAACTGAAGAAGAAAAAGATAATTGGGGAACTAAATTTTGTAGATTTATAATACCTAAACGTTTGGTTCAAAGATTTCCTTTCTTAAGGAGATTTACTGAGGGAGATAATGAAGTTAATAGCGAAAAGAGAGCAATTAAGGAGTATGAAGAGAAATACAAACAATGGTTAAATCGTGAAAGGAGGTGAACAACATGCCAAGAGAATTAGTAAATGCAAAAATCACACATGTTTCGTATGTAGACAAGGCTGCTAATCAAAAGCAGTTCTTTTTTATGAAGTCAGAAGAAAAGCCGGTATTTCAAAAAGAAGTCAAGGTTCTTACCAAAGAAGCGGACGAGCAAAAACTTGTGTACGGTATCGTATATGAGCCGGATACAGTAGACGCCCACGGGGATTTCATGACAGCTGCAGAAATTGAAAAGGCCGCCCATGGATTTTTGAAAGACGCCCGCGAAATTGATAAGCAGCATGACTTTCAGGGCGGTGTTGGCGAGGTTGTTGAATCATATGTCGCGCCAGCAGACTTTGAAATGAATGGGGAAACCATCAAAAAAGGTTCATGGGTCCTTGTCACAAAGGCTTCTGAGGAAGTATGGGAGCAAATCAAAAAAGGCGAAATTACCGGTTATTCAATGGCAGGGACTGCTGAGACAATTGAAAAACAAGAAAAAAAGCCCGTTTCTCAAGAGAAAACAGATGAGAAAGGGCTTTTTAATTTGCTCAAAAACTTTTTTATGGGAAAGCATCAGCAGTCATATGATGAGCCAGTTACAAAGGCGGGCAGAAAGTTTTCCGCTTCAAACCTGCAGGAAATTAAAAATGCTCATACTGCTCTCGGTAACTTGCTGAGTCAGGTTGAGACAGAAGAGGAGGAAAAAGAAATGACTTCGGAGGAAGTAACGAAATCAATTCAAGCCGCTTTAGAACCGATTGAGAAGCGGCTGGCAGATCTAGAAAAAGAAGAAGATCCTAAAAAGAAAGATAAAGAAAAAACAGACGAAGAGGTTGAAAAAGAGGGCGAGAAGTTGAAAAAGGCAATATCAGAAGCTGTTCAACTGCTCGTTGATCGAATTGAAGCAATCGAAAAAAAACGTGGAACATCTAAGCAAACCGAAGAATCGGGTTCTGAACAAGTTCAAAAATCAATCTGGTCAGGGTTGTTTTAATGGATAAGGAGGATACGAATGAGAAATCAAGAGGTTATTAATAAAGCAGAAATGACGCTTTCTACTTTAGAGAGCGGCGGGATTATGAACCCTACTCAAGCTTCAACTTTTATTCGAATGGTTCAAGATACGCCAACTATTTTAAGAGATGCGCGTGTTATTCAAATGGACCATGACACACAGAAAATCGAGAAGATCGGTTTTGGTCAGCGTATTTTAAGGGCAGCCCAAGAGGGAGTTGCGTTAACTAAAGATCAAAAATCAGTTCCATCAACTAGCACAGTTAACTTAAGCACAAAAGAAGTTATTGCTGAAGTTAACATCACTTATGACACACTTGAAAACAACATCGAAAAAGATGGCCTTCAAAATACAATCATGCAAATGATAGCTGAACGTGCTGCGGTTGATATTGAAGAGTTGCTTGTAAATGGGGATACATCTTCGTCCGACTCATATCTTGCACAATTAGATGGCATCAGAAAACAAGCTACATCTCATATTGTCGATGCTGCAGGTGAGGAACTGACACGCCAAACATTTAAACGAGGATACAAAGCTGTACCTCCTAAATATTTGCGAATTCCGCAGGAGTTCCGTTTCTATACATCGCCTGGTATTGAGGTTGAATGGAAAGATCGTGTAGCGGATCGTCAAACGAACTTAGGGGATGCAGCTGTTCAAGGTGGTCTTTCTTCTGCGTTTGGTGTTCCGGTCAAAGGTATTGCAAATTTACAGCCTTATACGATTGGAGAGGGAGATACTGCAGCCGATGTTTCTGATATCATCCTAACTCATCCGAAGAATATTATTCTCGGATTCTCTCGTAACATTCGAATTGAAGTAGATAAGGACATTCGTCGCCGTATGTTTATCATTGTTTTGACAGCGAAATTGGATAGTGTTTTTGAAGAAGAGGACGCCGTAGCCAAGATCGTGAAAGTGAAGGAGTAGGTGGTCTGGCGTGTATACTGCAAAGCTTATTAAAGGCAAAACGTACAATGTTATGGGAATAACCTTTCGAGCAGGTGTCAGTCAAACAGTATCGAAAAAGCTCTATGAGTATTTAAATGAAAATCCATATTTTGTGCTGGGTAAAGATCTTAAGAATCAAAAGGATGATCCGATAAATTATACTGAATCGGAATTGAAAGGTATGAATAAAGCAGAGCATGAATCCATTATTTCTAATCTTGGTGGCAATCCGTCTGACTTCAAAAACGCAGATGAAAGAATTGCCTACATCCTTAAGCAAATAGATAACAAAGGGGAGTGACCTCATGCTGTTAATCACTCCCGATGAATTAAAGAGTTATTCGGTTTTTGAGTCTGTAAAGACCAGACCTGACGAGTTGTTAAAACAAGATATACTTGAGGCAACTGCAGATATCATTCTTAAAGTTGGACATGATTTTTCAGATGCAGAGTATATTCCTTTGCCTGAAACGGTTCGACTGGCCCTATTAAAGTTGTCTCAGTTTTATGCTCTTATAAATGGCGACGAGTCAATTATTAAAGGATATACAACTGAAAAAATTGGTGATTATTCTTACACTCTAGGGGATGGCAGTTCTCTTCAAAAACCTGATGTGTATGCATTAATAAAAGATTATGTGAAACCGGCTAACTCTGATTTAGAAGGGATTGAAGCGAAAGTGCGGATGAGATCAATATGAGTTATCAATCCTTATTGACTGACAGATGTGACATTTACCATCTGCAGGAGAAAAAAGAAAATAGACAGCAAAAATTCGGGGTGCCG